AACTGCAATGGACCAAGTTAACAAAAACTGGGAAACCAAGAATATGGAAAAACCAGGGACATTCGCAGAAGACGTACCAGAAAAAACAGACGGTGGAACACCTAGTGAAAACTAACGGGAAACCCGAATCGCTACATGGTGAAAATGAATACTTGAGTAGAGGAGGTGTAAACCTCCTTTACTATAAAAAGACTCAAAGTACGCACGTAGCATTATATATCAAGTAATATGAATAGCGATTTTTAAAAAATCATCGAAAAAAGTAAGGAATTATGAAAGAACTAGGAATGGCAATAGGAACAGCAGCGGGGAGTATCTTTGGAAGCCTAATGGGAAACAAGATGCAACAAGACCAATTTGGAAACCAATTAACGCTAATGAAAAAACAACATGAGTACAACGAAGCTAGTGCAAACGCAGCACAAGAAAGAGCTTATGAAATGTGGGAGAAAACAAACTATGCTGCACAAATCGAACAGATGAAAAAAGCAGGTCTAAGTCCAGCATTAATGTACGGACAAGCAGGAGCAGGCGGAGGAACGGTAAGCGGGGCACAAGGACAAGGAACAAGCCAACCAACGGACAAAAGCATAGAAATGAAATTAAAAGGCCAAGAAATGGGATTGCAATTAGCTAATTTAGCAAGCCAAATTAAGCTTAATGAATCACAGGCTAATAAAAACAACGCCGAAGCAAACAAAACCGCAGGAGTAGACACAGAATTAGCAAAAACAAGTATTGAAAATCTAATCAGTCAAACCAAAAACGAAAAAGACAGAAACGCATTAATCTGGGCAGACAAGAGATTTAAAGAAGCAGCAGCAGAAATGCAAGAAGCAAGTGCAAAATTAGCATCAGGGCAAAATGAAAAAATAGGGTATGAAATCAAATCAATAGAAAAAAGCCTTGATAAAATGGAACTCGATATGAATGGAATAGAACTCGACAACGAATTAAAAAGAAGAGTTATGGATTCAAAAGTACAAGAAGCGGAAATGGCAGTGAAAGCGCTAATGAACAGTATACTAGTAGGAAACAGTCAAATAAAACTAAACAATCAACAAGCAGAAGCTATTACAGATAAAGTAATGCAAGACTGGCAAAGCATAGCGCAACAATGGAACAAACTGCAACAAAGCGGACAAAGCATTGAGATAGATCGCGCAAGAATGGAAAATGAAGCGAAGAAGATCCTTAACGATATTGTGATATCCGGGAAGAGACTAACATTAGAACAACAACAACAATTACTCGATGTAGTATTAGGCCTAGGAGGATTAGCAACAAGAGCAGCAACAGTAAAAGGAAGCAATTAATGTGTTTATATCCAAAATTAATATTAAATCGGAAGTACCTTCCAAACAAAAAAAATGGTGGGACACCTCCTAAATGTCCAGACGAAAGACTGAGATATGTAACGGCAGCATGCGGAAAATGCTATGAATGTAGAAAGCAAAAAGCTAGAGGGTGGCTCGTGAGAATGGAAGAAGAATTAAGGCATAATCCAAATGCGATATTTATAACTTTAACATTAGAAGACAAATGGTATAAGAATATAGAAAAAAAATACAATATAAAAGGAGACAACAACATAGCCACACAAGCTATAAGACTATGGTTAGAGAGGGTAAGAAAAATTACAAAAAAATCAATAAAGCACTGGTGTATTACAGAACTTGGTGGGAACGATACGGAAAGAATACACATTCACGGTATCTTATGGGGTGTAGGATTGGAATCATTAATACGGGAAACTTGGAAATACGGATTTATCTTTATAGGTCAATACGTAACGGAAAAAACAATAAACTACATTACAAAATATATGTACAAAAAAGATGAAAAACACCCAACCTTTACAGGAAAGGTATTATGCAGTGCGGGAATAGGAAGCCAATACACAACAAGAACAGACGCAAAAAACAATAAATACAAAGGAGAGGACACAAAAGAAACTTACAGGTGTAAAAACGGAGCAAAAATAAATCTACCAATATACTACCGAAACAAAATATATACAGAAGAAGAAAGAGAATTACTTTGGATACAAAAATTGAATAAAGGAGAAGTATATGTAATGGGAGAAAAAATAGACATCAACGATGAAATATTATATAAAGAAACTTTAAAGTATTATCAGCAAAGATGTCAACAAATACACGGAGACAACCCAAAAGAATGGGAAGAAGCAAAATATATTAATAGATTGGAAAAGCAAAGGCTTGCAGTATCCAAGATGCAACGCTTACAGGGCAAACGGTCCTCCTCAAAGGAGCAAAAATTAAACGAATGGATAACAGCAAAAAACACTTACAAAAACAAATACAACAAATTAAAGGAAGAACCAAGAAAAGAATTTGATGAAGACGAATGGTTGAGCCGATTCACAACAACGCCACAAAATATCCTTGCGGAATGGAACGGGGGGGTATACAGGGAAGGACCTCTCTAAGAGAACAGACGGACAGTATCCTTCAATAACAGGATAAGGACAGAAGTGTTCCCACGCTTCGCGCGTGGAATGCTGCTCCGCAGATATCAAGGTGCTAGTCGCTAAGGGACGTTGTCACGTCCTGTTGCCTGAGACGCGCTCAAACGCCACGCAGGCTTGATAATACTACCGACTACTAAACAATAGCAAATTCAAAAAAAAGATAAAAAGACTATTGTATATATTGTTAATAAATATATAGTAGTCAAAACATCTGGTTAACAGATGTTATAATAACTTTCAAAATAGCCATAAAATTTGGTTTTTCTGAAAATTCTACCATATATTTGCGACAGCAAAAAGGAAAGTAACGTAAACTTGCGAAAGGATAAGAGGGCGGATTTTTAATCCTAAAGGGACCGGATAAGAAACAGTAATAGAATGGTCCTTCACATATGGAAAATGAAGTTACTTTCCTTTATTTTATTAATAATCAAAATAAATACAATTATGGGAAAAAAAGAAAAAACAATCAACGTATTCGCAATATCCGATTGCGGAACAACGGTACAAGTAACAATGACGGAAGATGTAGATGATCTCACTGACCTTATCAATAAGGCGATTGATAAAATTAAACAACTCGAAAAGAAAGACGAAGAATTTAAAATAGTACACATAGATTCAATAAGAAGACAGAAAATACCAGAATTATAATGTATATCAGCGAAAAAGGAAAGTGTAACCAATGGCAAAAATTTATAGGACTCCATTTTCGAACAATGAAAGAAGGAGAAGAAGTACAAGCCATGGAAATACAAGAAGACGTAATTTTAAAAGAATACAACTTCAAAAAACGGAACGGGAAAATACTCACTAGAGTAACATACGATTTAAAAAAAAATCAACAAGAATTATCCAATAAAAAACAACTAAAAATTTGGTAAAATGAAAGTTACAAATCAACAATGGATTGAGATTATTAAATTAATCTCTACATTCCTAATCGGAATTATTACAACACTAACCGTGCAAAGTTGTACAATGAGTTTAAGTGTAAGTAAAAATAATTCAAACTCCACACAAAAGACCGAACAAACTACTACCAGCAGTGTGGATAGTACTAACATTAATATTAACCCAAAAAATTATTAAAAAATGGAAAAGAAAGAATTCAGAAAACAAGTATTAAATCTTCAAAATGAAGTAGTCAAGACAAAATTCA